GTTGCCCACTAATTTTAGTGATCGGTGGTTCAAGCGTACCTTGGTGAAAACGTTTGATTAAATGGATATTTGAAAATTCAGTAACCCTGCGCATAGAAGCCTCAGTAATATAGAATAAATGATTAAGCAGTTCTTTATTTGTTATGGGGCCGTAAGGAGCCAGCTCAGGGCCGTATTGTATCTGTGAAATTCTAATGAGTGAGTAGTTACCCATTGAGGGTAGGTGATTGTCCTTAGTTATGTACAGTGCAGTTAAATTAAGAGCTGGCAAGTAGACTGCGTACGTCCGAACAGAGGTATCACCAATACGGTACATATAATTACCATTTATATTAACCCCATACATTATATCAAATAAAAACAACGTAGCCAGGTCAAAAGTAGACTGTACCAGACAGTCATTATTAAGCTGTATATAAGAGAATATAGTAGTGAGATGTTTTAGACTACCGGCCCAGGATCTTCGTCTGGTTGTGGTTCCGGTCCTAAGTCTTGTTCCGCTAATTTTAACGAGTTTTGTACGTCTGGGACCGGCACGGCTACCGTCGGTTCGCCCTCGTAAAAATCCTGAGTGTCAATATCATAGTTCATTAATACAGCAGCAGAATACTGTTCTTTATCAAGCATATCGCTTAAAAACTTACTCGCTACCATAAAAGATGCCTCTTCACCTTGCACACCTATGGAGTGATAATCTGGCTCTTCCAACGGGACGCAATTTATGCGGTGCCACGTAAAAGTCATTTTATATTTCATAAAATCGGTGATTTCAGACCCGAAAACATGTTGTCTCGGCCTATTCCTCTGTATTGTATAACTTTCAATACGATCCACTGTTGTGGGGTTGACAGGAGGCATAGCTATACTAACGTCGTTTGGAGCATACATAGTATGAACACCACCTGACTTTGGGTGTTTATAAACTACATCATAACCTTGCCATCTTTGGACAACACCGTAAGCCCATAGATCATGATAGTTATAGCCACGGTAGTCTCTTGTTCTAGTTTCTTTGACTACAGTAGGGTTTATTTGAAATATACTAGCATATGGTGTACCAAGGATGAGTGAACCTGCCTGCCCAATAATCAAAGCACAACAACCAGGATAAACGATCGTTCCGGAACGTACACCATTATTAACAGCAATGTAGCCATACTCTTCCATATTGTTTATGTTAATCTGACCTATCTTCATTACTCGCGTAAATTGCGACCTTATGCCACCCAATATGTAGGTAGACTGATGTCTAAAAACCGGTTTAGGTATAGCCCTGCCTAATATTGCGGAGTATAAAGCATCTGCCCTGACCGTTTCTTCTAAAGCGTCTTCCGTGTTATATTCCATTTTCCTTATGATGTGTTTAATGTTCTTAGCGTTAAATATGGCTAAATACTCACCCCAATACCAACACGTGGTAGCAAAGAGCGACTCGAAATAAGGAGCATCGGATTTCGATAGTGCCAACTTATTTATCTTTAGAGCTTCACGAGATATGTTTACACCACCTTTCTCGAGCAACATGGGCAGTGCTGCTCGACGTAGACCTAGTTTTGGCAGATGCAACACGCGTTCCATACCAGTCCACCAGTGAGCTTCTACTGTTTCTGTCCCTGGCTGAACCAACCAATACCTCAGACTCCTATAAGCACTAGCAAGCTCCTCGTACCACTTATGTGTTGTGACTAATGTAGATATAGTGTTCACAATATCCGATTCCGTCACGGTAAACATTTCATTATTATCCAACCGCAAATCCGAAAAACATTTAATTGTCTTCTCGGATATACCGAAATCGATGTCTTGATCTATTAGTAAAGGGGTAGTTCTTTTGTTGCCACAGAGTACTTGTCCCAGGATAGCAACCTGCTTTTTTTGTAACCCACTACCGTTAATATAACCATACACAGTACGATATCTATCAATCGCTTGCTCGTTTGCAGGTAACGCAAATTTATCGCATTCTAGGATACCACCTTGGTCAAATTCATATTTTTTATGACTATCAGTATACCTAAAGCGACACTCAATAAAACCAAACTCTTCCCCAAAATGGGGACCACTTCTACTATGGCCATCATTATACTCATACATGTGTATAACCTTAGTATTATATTTAAACCTATGCGCATGCCAGACAGCTTGTTCAACATTCTGACCATTGTTGTCTAGTATGAATCGCGGAGGTAAGGCAGCGTACCATGCGCGCATACTATTTAATAGGTTTCGTGTTTCAGGGTCTGCTTTGTACATACCGAAGCCCATATGGTTGTGTTTAAAAAACTCTATAAGCTTAGTGTACATAACATTCCAATCATCATCTATTATGGTCTCGACCTGTTCAGGGCGCATCACTAACTCATAATCGTACTTGTTAAGTTTTTCTAGCATTCTATATACATGCAACTTGACAAGTAGCGCATACATAAGAGCTGTTGCATTATCATAAAAGTCATTTACAACAACAGAGTTAAAAAACCTGTTCAGCCGCTGCTCCTTAAGCTCTACGTTGTCAGCTAACTCCCGAAATCTCTTCGAAATAGCTACATAGTTGGG